GAAATACCTGTATGATCAGGAAAGCGGATTCGATGACGGGTCAACAAGTCCTGCATCACCTATCACGGCATACGTGCAATCTAGCCCCGTTGAAATTGAGGAGGGCAATGAGTTCCTCTTCATAAACCGCGTCATCCCAGACATCACATTCCGAAACTCGACAACGAACAATGGTGATCAGCCAATTGTGAAGTTCACTATCAAGCCTCAGGACTACCCGGGCGCTGCAATTGGTGCTGGTGATGAACGTAATGTTCAGAGAAACTCCGCAGCCACTCTTAACGTGAACCGCTTCACCGATCAGGTGTTTACACGCCTCCGCGCAAGGTCTGTTATACTGCGCGTTGAGAGCGATGAAACCGGCGTGGCTTGGCGCTTGGGAACCCCGCGTCTTGACATGAGAAAGGATGGCCGCAGGTGACAATCACTACTTCGGCACTCCCGCTTCCTCCAAAGGAGTATGATCGGGAATATATGAACCGCCTGATCAGGCAGCTAAACATTATCGTGAACAAGCTGAACACAATTCGGCCTGTAACGGTTGGCTCCGATCTTTCCGGCGAGGTGGCCGGTTATCCAATATCGGGCCTGACGATCCAGAACATCCCAACATCCTCTACCGGCCTTCCTTCTGGAAGCGTGTGGTCGGACAGTGGCGTATTAAAGATTGTGAGCTAATATGTATTTCAACAACATGCCCCAGAACTTTGGCCTTGGCCAATATCAGAAGCCGCAGGAACTTGTGGACAAGCCCATGTTCGGCTATAATCAAGGTATTGGAAGCCTACAAAACCAATCCGGACCCAGCCAGCCAGCACCCCAGCTAGGCAATCTGTCGGATCAGCAAAACCAGTATTCCCAGCAGGGAACATATTCGACACAATCTCAGACGGGATCTTCCCCCGTCAACTCAACCGCTGGCCTTGGTGGAAAGACAATCACACCCCTTATGCCCTATGGAAAGATCCGTGCCGGGCAGGCAATGGCAGAGGGTGGCGGGGTTCGCAGAAACGATGGCTACTCCGACGACTTTTACACGGCTCTCCGCAATGCGGCGGACAAGGCTACCTTCGGCACGTACAAATATGGTAAGGCGGGTGGCGACTACGCCTACGACTACCTGATGGACATGCTGGGCTACGAAAACTCTCCCGATTACCAGCGTGAGCTTTCGGAGGAAGAGTACGCCCTCAAGGAAGGCGAAGAGAAAAACCCCGCAGCCGCCCTTGTTGGGGACGTGGCCGGATATATTGCCCCATACTTGGCCATAGGTCCTGCGGAGGCCGCTCTGGCTGGCCTTGGACAGGCAAGCTCCTACGGTGGAAAGGCGGCTTCCCTAGCGTCACTTGGGCGTAGGGCGGTTGGTTATGCCGAGGGTGGCGTTGTCCAGCAGACGTTGGACAAGGGTGGTGTGGTCTCAGGAGGCATTGCGGCGCTCCGTGGGCAGCATCCAGAGCCACGTAAGGCACTCGACGCCTACGACAAGATGTTCGGCCCAGAGGCCACCGCAGAGCTTATGCGGGCCTATGCCGATGGCGGTGTAGTTAGCGGCCCCGGAAGCGGGGTTGCAGATTTGGTCCCCGGGTCGATAGATGGCCGCGAGGATGTCCGCATTGCAAGCGGTGAGTACGTAATACCGGCATGGGCAGTTGCCACACTTGGTGACGGGTCAACGGAGGCCGGAGCAAAGGTCCTTGATGCAATGGTTGCCCGCCTTCGTGAGGCCGGATCAGAATTGATCAAAGGGTCAGAACCCATCAACCCCAGTGAATTCATACCGGCATAATCATGGCTGAAAAAACATCAATCGGCAAGAGCATAGAAGAGTACACCAAGGAACAGCTTGGCGAGGCCAGAAAGGCTCAGCAGGCTGCTCTTGAGGCTGGATATCCAGACGAGTCTCTTCTCACCCAAGCATATTACTATGGCATCCCGTCGCTTTACATGTATGGCGACCCCGAGCAGATGCAGGCGCTCCAGCGCATGGGCGATCTTTACGGAGCCTACGGCGCAGCCGGAGGCTATGACAAGACGCAGTACGGCGACATTGCCGATCTGTATCGCAGAGCAGGCATCTATGACAAGACTGCCTACGGCGACATCGCAGACCTGTATCGTCAGGCCGGTCTGTATGATCAGACGCAGTTTGGCGACCTTGAGAGCCGATATGGTGCCGCAGGTCAGTATGCCCCGACCTCATACGCTGACATCGAGGCGCAGGCTGCTGCCAAGGCGGGATTCGACCCGTCTCAGTTCAGCAGGTCGGACTACACAACCCGGAACATTCAAGAGCGAATGTCTCCCTATGAGGAGCTTGTGGCCGGTCGGCAGAAGGCTCGGCTTGAAAAAGCATATCAGGAAGGTCGGGGTCAGCGCGAACTAGAGGCCATTCGTTCCGGCACATTCGGCGGTTCGGGGTCTGCGGTTCAGGAAGAGCTTGCCCGTCGCGACTACCTTGACCGGCTAGCTGATCTTGAGGCCCAGAGCCTTCAGTCATCTTATGAGTCCGCAGTTGGCCTGTATGGCAAGGAGTTTGCCGACCGCATGGCTGCTGAGCAGGCAGAAGAGCAATCCCGCCAGTTTGCACAGCAGGCTGGTGTGCAGGGAATTGAGAGTGCTCTTGCGGCCCGTCAGGCTGGTGAGGCTTCTCGTCAGTTCGGAAAGGGCGCTGAGTTTCAGGCTCTGGTCGGTGCAATGGGAGCCCGTGAGGCTACAGCAGCGCAAGCTGCTGCTGCTAAGGAGGCAGAGCTTCAGGGTCTTGCGGGGCTTCGCGGCACCCGTGAGCTTGAGGCCGCTCAGACAGCCGCAGCCAAAGAGGCTGAACTTCAAGGGCTGGCCGGTCTTATGGGTACACGCCAGCAGGAAGCTGCTCAGACAGCGGCTGCAAAGGAAGCTCAGTTTGCTGGGCTGGCCGGGCAGGAGAGCGCGGCTTCTCGTCAGGCGGTTCTCGCAGAACAGAGGAAGAACATGCAGATTGCCAACCTTGCTGCGGCACAGGCTGGTGGCCAGCAGCAGCAGGGTTATCAACTGTCCCGTACAATGTTCCCACTTGACGTTGCAACCGCAGGTGCTAATATCATGGCACCTCTGAGCGGCTCAAGCTCCCCGCTTCCATCAACAAAGCCTGACCAGCCATCCACATGGCAGAATGTTCTGGCTGGCGCTACGGCCATCGGCGGATTGGCGCAGGGGCTAGGTGGTGCACAGGGAATTGGTAACATTGCCAGCGGAATTGGCAACACGATTGGCAACATTGGCAGCGCGGTCGGAAGTCTATTTGCTGCCGGTGGCCTTGTTCCCTACGGCCAGTATCCTCAGTACTATTACCGGGGCGGTGGCCTCGCAGATCTAGAACCCGAATACTACGATTCATACGAGCGTTGACATGCCAAACATTATCCAGCAGCAAGACCTCCTCAAAGGCCTCCCCGACGCAAGGCTCGCGATGCTTTTGCAAAACCCCGTAGGGGACATACCGCCCTTTCTTGTTGCAGCGGAGGCTCAGCGCCGTCAGGCAATCCGCCAGCAGTTCGCGGGAACTGAACAGAAGGAATCAGTCGTAGACACGCTGACCAAGCAGATGGCTAAGGTGCCGCAGAATATCCAGAGCGGCCAGATGACAACGCCGCCAGTTCCTCCGACCCCGCAGATGCAGGGGGTGATGGCCCTCCAGCAGCAGCAGGCCATGCAGCAGGCGGCACAGCAGGTCATGCCGCAGCAGGTTATGCGTGCAGGTGGTCCCGTGCAGCGGTATCAGGACCAAGGTCTTGTTCAGAGATACAACCGCTACGGACCTCGCGGTGCGGGCGCTCCGCCTCCCGTCCCGCGAGATGATGTCAGCATTCTTGAGAGCATGAAAAACTTCTTGTTTCCAGATGTTGCGGGGTCGGAACCTTCCGGCGCAATACTTCAAGCCCCGACTGTTGAGGGCATAGCTGAGCAGCGTAAAAAGGTTGCGGCACCCCCAAGGATTTTCCCAGAAATTGCCCCCGGTTCTGCTGGCGGAATGGCATTTAACAAACCACCTCCCATACCACGCGATCCGGAGAATTCAACCGCCGGTACATCAACTGAAAACAAAGATATTGCAGCGGCTGGAGCTGAGGAAAATTTCCGCGAGCGGATTGAGGCGCTATATGGGCAGACAGGATTGTCTGATTGGGAGAAGGCGCAGAAGTGGTTTGCAGCATCTCAGCAGTTTCTCCAGCCAGACCAGACATTGATGCAGAGTCTTGTTGGAGCCGCTGGTGCATTTGCTGGTGGTGCAGCAGGAGAAAGTGCGGCAGAACGCGAATCCGAACTTGCAAGGGAGAAGGCACTTCTTGAATGGGATATCAGCAAGTATGAAGCCCAACGGAAGGAAGAAGCGGACATTGCAAGGGGCAAGGCGAACTACGCAAGAGAGATGGAAAAGCTTAGGTTCCTTGGACCCGACACGGCAATAAAGGGTTATCAAGAGCAAATCAAGGGATTGAGCGAAGAGTTCAACAACATCGAGACCAGTGAAGAGCGCAAAAACGAAATTGCTGGAGAGATAGAGGCGCTTCGCGCATCTATAGCCACAATTATGAGCGCCTCTGGATATGGCTACAAGGGACCTACCCTTGAGGAAATGAGAAAAGCTCTAGCCGGGAATTAATATGCCTAAATCTATATACGTTCCAGCGGCGGGCAGTGTCATTGACTTTCCCGACGAAGCCTCTAACGCTGAAATCGTTGCATATGTTGACAAGGTGTATGGCCGTGGTTCGACCCCTGCCGCGCCTCCGTCAGGTCCTGATGAGTCCACCCTTCTGGGTCGGGCGGCTTATGGTTTTGCCACTGGCATTACTGAAATCCCGGGCGGCATTGCTGCTCTTGTGATGCCAGCCGAACAGGCTGCGGCATCTTCTCTCGGACAGATCTCCGAGCAGTCACGCAAGTACCTTCAGGAAACATTCGGAATTGATCCGACCAAGGATCCAACCGCAGCACAGCAGGCGGCGGAGGCTCTTGGTAGCGTTGGTTCGTTCCTGATTCCAGCAACAGGTGTGGCGAAGGTCGCATCGCTTGCCGGTCGTGGTGCTCGTGCGGCTGGCGCTCTTGGCGAGATTGCTGCGGCAGAAAAAGCAGCTCGGATTGCGACCCGCGCAGGCACGGCCACTGCTGCGGCACAGGGTGTTGCCCTTGGTGCCGGACAACGTGCAGAAACGATTCGCGGACAGCTTGCGTCCGGCATGGAGATCAGCCCCGAGACACAGCTTGCGTCCCAGCAGCTCAGCGGCTTGATTGGCTCTTTAGAAGCTGCGCCTCTTGAGCGCTTCTTCGGGCCACTCACACAGTTGCTGAGCAAGGTTCCAGCATCCAAGGCACCTGTCGTTGAAAAGATCGTGAAGAGCCGTCTGGCGAAGATCACGAAGGCCGGTCTTGCTGAAGGCGCACAGGAAGCCGCATCCGGCATTGCCAACGATCTCATGGAATACGGGGTCTACAATCCTGACGTGCAGATCGGGCAGGATCTCCTTAGCAGCGCAGGCACTGGCGCATTTGCCGGTTCGTTCGTTGAGGGTCTCGTTCAGCTTGCCGCTGGTCGCAGGCTCCGTCCCTACCGTCAACTCCAGAAGGACTTGGCGGCTGAGAAACAGCAGAATGCGATTGACGCTCGTCGGGGCATCATCTCGACGGCTGCGGAACAGCTCCGCCAATACAATGTTGAAGGCCCCGTAGAGGTCATTCAGGATGAGGTGGAGAACGTCCCCATCTTCAGCCTGAAGACCCGTGCCGGTAACATCATTGGAGAGTTCGCCGACCGGAATGCCGTGACGGAAGCTCTGGACATCTACAAGGCCAAGACAGGGGCCAAGGTTGACGTTATTGAGGCGGCAGAAGCCCCGAGCATATTCCCCGTCAAGATTGGCCGTCAGCAATACAAAAGCGCCGATGAAATCAAGGCGTCTCGGGATCGCATTGCGACCGAGATTGAGAAGTCGAAGCTTTACATATCGACCCCGGAATTCACACAGATTGGTGCAACGCAAAACAAGGTGTCTCCCGAGGAGTTCACCAAACAGACCTCCAAGAGGATCGAGGGCCTTGAGAAGCAACTCAAGCCGCTTGATGAGTTCATTACCGGCACAACGGCTGCTCCCATAATCACACAGCCTGCTCCTGAGGTTCCAGCGCCAGAGGTGACTGCTCCGGAAGCTACCCCGGCACCCACCTTGGAGACGCCCCCAGAAGCCATTACGGACGTCCCTGAGGCCGTTTCTGTTGAGCCGGTGTCTCCGATAGGTATGGCGGAAGAAGCCGCTGTGGAGGCTCCTGAGGCGGTTATTGAGGCCCCGGAAGCGCCCCCGACCGTCGGCTCCGTGCCGTTCATGATGACCAACAAGATCCGCTCTGATCTCCGGGGTCGTGGTTACACCGAGGAGCAGATCTTCAACATGCGTCCGGAGGAGGCGCAGGATATCCTTAGCCGTCCACCCGAGGCACCACCCGAGCAGCTATCTGCGGGGCCGCTACCAGAGGTTGCGCCAACCCCGAAGACAGTCAGAGAGGTCACCGCTGAAGTCACAGCGCCCCGGGACTACACTCCTGAGCAGAAGGCTTTTGATGAGCGTGTATTCACAGGCCTGAAGTCCCGCCTCTCAACTCTGAACCTGCCGGGCATCGAGCCTGTGCTTCGCGAGATGATCGACAAGAAGCCCGGATATCTGGTCCGTGGCTTTGTGGACGCGAAGGGCACCCCGAATGACATGAAGATCATTCTGGAATTGTCCAAGGGCATTCTCGACCCGAGGCTGACGGTTGAGCAGAACATCGAAGCCCTGACGGAAGTGATGAACCACGAGATCATCCACGTTGTCCGTCGCATGGGTTTGTTCCGTCCTGCCGAATGGAACATCCTGTCCAAGGCCGTCAAGAACACAAAGGTGCCGGGAAAGAGCTACACATATCTTGACAAGGCGCAGGCTGTGTATGAGCCAATGGGCGGCGTTTACGCAGACCCCGAGGCGGTACTCGAAGAGGCCGTTGCTGAAATGTACAAGGACTGGGTTAGCGGCAAGTCCAAGCCTGTGCAGAATGCTACCGGCCTTCTCAATCGTCTGCGTGAGTTCTTCCGTCGCATCTTCGGGGTTTTGAAGTCTGATGCACAGACGCAGGTATTCCGTCGCATTGAGTCGGGAGAGGTTGGAAGTCGCGAAGCAGCCCCCGTGGTGGAAACTCAGGTCGATGAAGGAGCCGCAGAGCCAACAATCAAAACTGATGTAAGAGTTTCGGCAGCCCCGCTTCCCGCAAATCTGGAGGCGATGAACGAAAAGCTTTACGCCCCGGCACCACAGAAATCGTTCAAGGATATGGTCTTCGACTTCTTCCTTTCGGAAACCCCAACTGATCGCGTGTTCAAAAGTCCTTTGTATGGGGACGTGAAAATCGGCAAGTGGACCCGTGCCGGATTGATTGGTCGGGCGGCTGCGGTAGACAAGAACACTGTAATCGACCATCTTGAAAAGATGGAGTCGGAAATTAAGGGCAAGGGATTCGAGCTTGAGTCTGCTGACTACTCCTCCCTCTTCGCACTTGAAATGAAGGACAGGGCCAGTCATCTGGCCGTTGATCTCGCCTACAAAGGCATAATGTACATTGAAAAAGATCAGTCCGGGGATATCCTCTCTTCGACAATTAAGACGAGGGAAAGCCCAGACAATCTCGGTAATGTTTTTTCTGTCATGCTTGAGCCGGGGCAAATCAATCCAGAAACTGGCCAGCAAGAAGACAAGCGCAAGATATGGCGTCTATACGCAACAGCCAAGAGGGCAATCGGCCTAAAGGCTGAAGGAAAGCGCGTACCGGCGGAGCTGACAGATGCCGCAGTAAGGGAGACGATCTCGTTCACCGAGACAAACTACCCGGAGATTGTTGAAGCATACAAAATGTATCAGCGCTTCAACAAGCGCCTCCTTGAGGCAGCGGTCGAGGCTGAGGTCATAAGCCAACAGGAGCTTGCAGACCTCACCAAGCGCATGGATTACTACAGCTATTATTACGAAGTGTTTGAGGAGGTAAAAGGCCCCAACATTTCGACAAAGACAGCGAGCCGATTTAATCTTCGTCCGTATAAGGGCACGGAGCTTGGCGGTCTCGTTAATGACCCAATGTACGTGATGCTCACGAACATGAATTTCTGGGTCTCGGCAATTGCCAAAAATATTGCAACCAGAAAATCATTTGAACTTGCCAAGCGCATGGGTGTTGCTAGGGCTCTCGGCACGGGCGAGGACCCCGACAGGACTCGCGGCGAAGAAGATCAGGTCATGTTTTATCGTGACAAGGGCGTCGAAAGAAGGTTCGCAGTCAGCGATCCATTGCTTGTGACGGCTCTTGGATCGGACGACCGTGTAAACGTTGGAAGGTTCTGGGAAGTTATGGGCCTGCCGACTGGCTGGCTCCGTGAGTCGATCACCAGAGATCCGGGCTTCATGGTTGCGAACCTTATGCGAGATACGGTAGCCGCTTGGATCACATCCGGGGCTGACATTCTGCCATTCATCGGGACAGTCAAGGGTTTTGCTAATGCGTACAGTAATGGCGCAAGCTTCCAAGCCCTCCAGTCTCGCGGCATCGTTGGCTCCTATGACCGTGCCATGATTGGGCCAAGAGAACTTGCTGCTCGTATTCGCCGCGACAAGATGCCCAAGAATATACACATGATAACTAGCTCTCAGGCTCTTGTCGCCGCAACATCCACGATTTGGAATAGGCTCGGTGCCCTATCAGAAATGTCAGATGCGGCAACACGCATAGCTGTGTTTGATGCTGCGCGGGCTAAAGGTCTTTCTGAGGCGGAGGCATCTTGGCAGGCGCTCAGGATCATGAACTTCAGCCGTCACGGTGCAAGCCAGACACTGTCCATACTGACAAAGCTTGTCCCGTTCTTGAACGCACGCATTCAGGGTCTTGATGTCCTTTATCAAGCGGGTCAGGCAGGTGTCCGCGTGGCAATTGGCAAGGCTCGCAGTGAAAGTGAGGCAAACCTCGGAAAGAAGTTCTTGATTCGTGGCGGTATGCTAGCCGCCATATCAATGGCCCTCGAAATGATCAATGAAGACGACGAGGACTATCAGCAAATTGAAGACTACGTAAAGAACGCCAACCTGTTGATCCCACTTTCTGGATTCGGCCTCAAGGGGGAGTTCATTGCAGTCCCGAAGGCGTTTGAAGCCGGTCTCTTGTTCAGCACGTTCCCGCAGCAGTTCTACAAGAGCATGACTGGAGAGGCATCTACAAGAGAGAACGTGGCTCTGTTTACATCTTCTTTCGCTTCAACATTTGGTATAACCCCGATTCCCCAGTTCATGCTTCCGGCACTTGAGGTGATTGTCAACCACGATTTCTATACCGGCCTCCCTCTGATATCTGAAGGTCAAGCCCGACTTGCCCCGGAGCTTCAGTACAACGCCAGAACGTCTCAATTGGCCATGATGATTAGCGGTGTGCCGATTTTCTACGACATGACGACCGGCAGATTCGAGGGCGCAAGCCCAATTGTGATCGACAATCTGATTGGCGGCTACGCCGGACCTTTTGGAACCTATATATCTCAGGCTGCGTCTCTTGCTATGGAAAATTTTGATGTCGGCCCCGAAAGATTGCCAAGAAGCCTCAGTGAAATGCCCGTTGTTCGGCGATTCTTCATTGACACAGAGGACCGCAATCCAAAGGTCGTCTCTCAGGCCTACGAACTGTTCCGCGTTGTAGATGAAGCCAACAGGTCGTTCAGCAGGCTGAAGCAGATTGGTGACGCCGAGGCAGTAAAAGACTACCTCGACGAGAATCGTGATGTGCTTTCGTACAGGAAGTATGTGTTCAGGCTTGTTGAAGGTCTAAACAAGCTTGCCGCAAGAGAGCGTCAAATCGCAGCCGATCAGGAGATGACACGAGATGAGAAGTTTGAGGCGATGCGGAAGCTCCGCGAGACCCGCCTCAATCTTGCTTCAAAGGTTTCCGAAATCAACGAGAAGATTGGCCGCTAAACGCAGCTAACAATGCTGCTCACGGCATTCTCAGCCAGCCTTTTTCCACTGGCCTGATCCGCATAATACGCCGCCATTCTAATGGTCTTGTGACCGAGGATGGCGGCTATTTCATTTACGGACCTGCCATTCTCGGCAAGAGAACACGCCACGCCCTTGCGGATGCCGTGGAATGTCTTCTTGATCCCGATAGAATCCATCTTCCGCCTGAACGTGACGCGGAAAGACCCTCCGGTCACCTGATTCTTGCCCGACACAATGAAGTACCCCTCAGGCTCCGTGCCGCGCACAGAATCAAGGTACGCCTCAAGATCGGGATGCACCTTCAGCTTCATCTCTTGCCCGGTCTTCTGCTGTGCCAGAGAGATGTAGCCGTCCTTGTAGTCGGACCAACGCATCGACAAGATGTCGCCTTCGCGCTGGCCGGTGTACCACGCAAGCGCAACTGCGGTTGAGATCTTCCTATCATTCAATGCAATCACCTGCCTGACCTCTTCGGGGTTCCATTTTTCGTGGCCCCCTGTCTTTAGGGACTTGAGCCCCGCAACCGGATTGGCGCTGATGATGTCCAGATCCACGCCATATGAGAAAGCAATGGACGCGATCCGCGTGAACAGGTTCGCCAAAGCGGGTGTGTCCTTCATGTCGCCCTGCATCTTGATGAAGGTTGACCTCCGAACAGAGGTCACATCCATATCTCCAAGCTGTGCAGCTATTCGTTTGCCGCAATAGATGTATGCCTGTTTTGATTTGACCGAGAGCTTTTCAAACCCCGGCGACCTTTCATATTTCCTGAACAATTCCTCGAACGTCATTTTGGTGCCTCTCCTTTTTTAACTGCCCGGTCAAACTCTTCTCTCAATCCTACAAACTTACGACGCGCGTCTTCGTTGGTGGCCAGCTCGGAGATGGATTTGACGGAGCAAAATTCTCGAACCCCTTCACGGGCGGAATCTTCAGTGTCATCACGAGCGTAACCCCGATCAGCAAGCCAAGCCACAAACCGATCATTACGGCACATAAGACTGGCAGAAGCCACCGCCCTTTCCCCATCTGTCTTCTCCTTCGGGGCCATAATTTCGTCTTGATCATTTAGACGCGCAAGCACCATAACATACCGTGAACCAAGAGGATCCAACACTAGATCCTTTGGAAGGTCGTTTGGGTGGATGGCCAGCTTCAGGACATGCCCGTTCTTGTCCTGCGACATGGCTATCTTCACAACTTCACATTGCAGGGTGTTCTTCTTGGCCCACTCGGTCATGCTAACTCCGCTTCGGCTGCTTCTTTCTGTTAAGGACCTTTGATGTCACCCGCGTCCTTATTCCGTCAAGGCTTCCCTTGCGAGGTGCCGCGATGTGATCAACCTCCTTGCCGTCCCCCTTCTTCACCTTGCCAGCGGCCAGCGCCTTGCGGCGGGCGGCGTTACGCTGAGCACGGCGCTTCTTCTGTTCCGGGGTTGCGTGATACTCAAGGTATTCTTTTTTCAGGTCTCTCTTTACCATGACAGTTTCCTTTTCATTTCTTCATGTTGATCATCTAGTTCAGACCACAGATTCTCGAACTTGCCGGGCGTCCAGAGCGCGAACTTGAAGTACACGAACTCGTCCCGGTACATCGTCATCCAATGCTCGCCGTGCTTGATCGACCGCTCGTGGTTGTGCCGACGGTCACACAGCTTGATGAGTGTGGCATCGGGGTCGCGGCGAATCATGTGGTAGGTTCTCAGGTGGCGCTCCATACGGTTACGCCCCTTCTTATCGGTCAGCAGCGATACAACCTCTCCAACGCTATCGCCAAATCGGCTGGCGATCTCGTCCAAGGTTGTGCTGGTATCCTCCACGAGGTCATGTAACCATGCTGCCGCGAGCACCTCTTCGGGGCTCCGAATGTTTACATGAGGATCATAGTGCTTACGAACATTGCGGACCACATCCTGAAGGTGATCCCCGATCTTGAGGCACCCGTGATCCTGTTCACCGTGGCGCTCCAGCGCGAACGCGCCAGCGGCGTCGTACTCAACCAGTGCGCGTACCTTAACCTTAAAGCTCATCTTTGCCCTCCTTTATCGCGGCGAGAATTAACTTAGCATCAATACCGTGCATTGACAAGTATAAATTTTCATCCCCGAAAGCATGAAGCTCATCGTGGTGTTTCCGGCACAATGGTATGGTGAAGTCGTCTCCGTTCTTGAGGGCTGCCGAAGCGAGATGCCCCTCAGATCTCAGGTGGTGGGCATCCGCCACGGGGTTCTTGCAAATGCAGCAGCCGTAGGACCGGACCTTGGCTAGGTGCTTCTTGCTGCGTAGCCTAGAGTTCCGCAATAACTGTGGCACCGCTCACGTCCACATAGGCATTTAAACGCCGAGCCGTGCCGCCGTTAACAGTCGCCTGAGTCTCTGTGTATTCATGGTCTATGTTCGGATTCCATCCCTTGGCGGGATCCCAAATCGGAACAATCAAAAGCATCTTGTCAGGCACTAGATACAGGAAACCCCGAAACGGCACACACAGAGCGCGAGACACCTTCATGCCGCGTTCCAGCTTGTCAGCGGTTATAAGCCACCTATTGCCAAACTGATTCTTGAGTTCACTTGCCGTCATGTTCCGGCACTTGACCTCAACGCCGCAACTGATCACGTCGTTGGCGACAACGAAGCCGTCAATGTCGGCTGGCTCATGCTTCGGGGTTTCAATAAACTCGACGTGCTTAAACCTTTCCCGGAACATAGTCAGAGCCAACTGCTCCTGTTCGACCGTCGCTTGCCCCTTGGGTGTCAATATGTCCATATAAATCCGGCTCCTTTTCAACAACTGCTGCCATGTCCATGAGCGCCTTGTGGATGCCAACAGCGGCAAAGGCCCTCATTGCATCATGGCTCATGTCGATAGATATTTTTGCGGAACCATCGTCGTTGTCAACGATGTCCGCAACCTCGATGAAGTATCTGCTCATATGTAAAGCCTCGCCAGCGTAGACCCCACCTGATGAACGCTGCTGTATAGGCTGGACGCCCATTGATACCATTGCCCTCTTTGCTCGGGGCCGTAGTAGTCGTGGATAAAAACCGTTGCCCCGCGCTTCTTTGCTTTTGCAATGATCGTGGCCAGCACTGCCCCACGGCATATTCCATCAACGAAGTATATGTCGGAGTCAAAGATGTTCTTGTACTTCAGGCCGGGGTCTATGTACCGTGCCGCAAAGCATGGGTTCTCCTCGAATGGAACCCCGTATCCGTAGAAGCGGATGTCGACGGATGGTGGTTGGTAACAATACACGAAGTTCTCGGCGACCTTGTCCGGCAAGTTCGCTTCGCCCACCGCCTTCATCACCTTGTCATACCACTCGGGGTTGTGCTCGATTGATATCAATGTGCCGGAAGAAAAGTATGGCAGGAACATCAGTGTGCTCCCGCCGCTTCCCCACTCGGTCATCTGCGTTTCGGGGTTTCCATTTAGGGTTTCCGAAACGAACTGCTTGAGATATTCTATCTCGTCGGGATCAAGTCTTGGTTCGAGAGTCATGCTTTTTTCAACCTTTCAGCATTCATAATTGCGGTGCCGATTAGTTCTGGTATTTGCGGTACTACGGCGTTTCCGAGTTGTTTAAGTCTGTCCACCCTATTGGGAATCCCATCATCCATTCTCCGAATGAGGGGTGTAGGCCAACGATCTCCTGACTGGAACGGAGAGCTTGAGATGTAGAACAAATTCTTCTCGCAACGCACCCACCCTTGTCTAGCCTTGCCAATATCTGTGCTTGCGACCAATCCCTCCCCTCCCGAGCCGCCAATGTAGGCAACGATCCATATCCTGTCCCTTTGGTGAGGGGCACCAACGGCGGAAGCGGGTATACAATGCCATTCCGCATCGTACCCGATCTCAGAGATCCCCCTGAGCACTTCTTCCAATCCGCGAGAGCGAAGGGCTGAGACGTTTTCGATGATCGCGTAGCGCGGCCTGATTTCCTTGATGAGCCTGTGGAACTCAAACCAGAGTCCGCTTCGCTTTCCATCAAGTCCCTCCCCTCTTCCTGCAAGACTGATGTCTTGGCAGGGGAATCCTCCACAAATAACGTCAACTTGCTCATTGATATCCTCCTTCTTGAGCCTTGACACATCTTCAAAGATCGGAACTTCAGGCCAGTGCTTCTTCAGCACAAGTTGCGCCTTCTTGTCAATCTCACAAAATGCAACCGTCTTCATCCCCGCCCTTTCGAGCCCAAGGGAGAATCCACCAATGCCGGAAAAAAGATCAAGCACGTTCATTTTTTCCTCCGATAAATTGACCGCCTTCACGTTATTGGCGGTCTGCGCTCCAGATTGCGGGGCTCCACACAAAATCAGCTACCACTATAGCCTCTTCCGTTTTTCCACTGGAGTCGTAATGGTGCCGGTCGCGGAGGAAAGGAGGAAATCCCACCGGCTCTACCTCTCGGCAGCTATTGGTTAGAACGGCATCTCATCCGACATGCTGTTGCTCTTGGCGGGTGCGCGTGAAATACCGTTGCCCTTCTGCTCCTTCAGCTTGATGCTGCCGGAAAGGAACTTCTCGCCGCCATTCTTCGGGGTCTTGGACCATGCATTGATCCAGTATTCACGACCATCCATGTCGGTGAATGTCCCCTGAAAATCCGCATGGGTATCCTTTTCCTTGCGGTTGTTTCGGAACAGGGTGAACGTATTTCGGTTGTCGTACTCAGCCATCTTGGCCTCCTTGTAGCTCCAGTTTGCGGGCAGTAAACGCTGCCCGTATCCGTGTAAACACATCTGGCTTGGTCTTCTGTGCATAGTCCAACAAGTTAGCGTTGGCCTTCCAGTAGTCCATCAGATGATCCGTTGAGCGCGGTATGATTAGCGCGGCCACCAAAAGCCCCGACCATGCGTCCCAATCGAATTCCTTGTCATAGGGTGATACCTCCGTTCTCGCCGCCAGAGTAACCTCTAGATTCGGTCGCTCCAGAAGAACCTTGACCTGACTTTCCGGCACCGGAGAAGGACCGTCCCCCACCATTGGTAGTCGTCGCCGCGTTGCCATCATCATCCTCCTCTGAGGCAATACCAGCAATGGCGCTCAATGTATAGCGCCGAGCATATGAGATTGCAGAGCCAATGGCTTGCATCTTATTTGTATCGGACGGAAGCGGGAAGTTGAATATCAGGTATTCACCCGACGAGTGCATAAGGCGTGTCTCAAGTGAAAACCCCGAGAAGCCATCGGTTGTCGGGGCTTGGATAACCGAAATCCCGTGCTTGTTGAACACCGGGATGATCGCATCACGCACAGCAGAAAGGTCTGCATACTTGCTGCGGAAATGCGGATTTACTTTATTCATCGTGACGTTCTGGCATTCCGCCTGAGCCGCCGCCAGCGCCGCCGCTAAGTTCTTCTTGGTATTGTCGGCACCACGAGGAAACGAGGCAGTAGTTACCGGCGCAGCGAACAGGGCTGCCGGGTCTGTGTTCGATGTAATGTCCGGGGTTGAGTCCTCTTGCTTCTCCAAGCTCTTTTGCTGCGGAGACTGCATCTTCTTTGTTGTCATATAGCTTAACCGCGCTCTTGCGGCCCTCCTTCATAAGAGCCCACGATTCGCCACGAACCCAGCGCTCTTGATCTGTACAATAAGTGAGAGGCTCGCCATTGTCAACAGCTTTCTGTGCCGCCTGATGCAGGGCCACACGATCCTCAACGAACGTCTTCTGCTGCATCGGGGTCCACACCGGGATGTCAACAACAGCAATCTGAGACTGCGGGTAATCAGGTTTTAGTCCGGCCTGTTTGCGTTGCCAATCGCGCAGTATTGCGACAATCTTGAGGCTCGACACCTTACGGCCATGCGTGATGTAAGACAGGTATGCGTAGCAGTTAAGCTGTTGTTCCCATTCAGGTTTGTCTGAAAGCACCGAGTAAACGCTCGTGACTTTGTAGTCGTTGATTGCCCAAGTTCCGTCACCATTGTCGATCTGCAAGTCCACAGCCCCGGAGATCTTCCACCCCAGAACCTCGGCGAACATGCGCTCCTCAACAATATGGCCCGGAATTCCTGCTGAGCCTTTTTCTATGATCTTGTGAACTGCGGTTCCCAGCAGAGCTGGAACCTTGTCCACAACATCCAACTCCAAGTTGTCTTTGTTTACATCTTGTAGTAGAACGATTCTCGGTGGTGATATGAGTTGGGTAACAGACATCACAGAATCGCCACGGTCATACTCGTCATCGAGCACTGCCCTAACGATTGTTTCAGGTATGTTGTAGTGGTTTGTTATTTTCATGGACCCCGGAATACATGAGCGAAGAGCAACAGTCAACAGTAAAATTCACCGTACACGGAGAGCCTGCAAGTAAGGCAAACAGTCGGCGCTGGACTGGCAAGTTCTTCATCAAGTCGGAAAAGGCCCTAAAGTACAGCAAGGCGTTCAAGGAGCAATGCCCCGTGCTCAATCCGCTCATGTTGGGTGACCTCAAGATCACAGTCAGGATTTACTACGCATCGCGCAGACCGGACCTCGACCCAAGCCTCATCTTCGATCTCATGCAGGACTGCATCTATCTGAACGACAGGCAACTCAAGGAGCAGCACATTTATTGGGGCCTCGACAAGTCCGATCCACGAGCTGAGATCACAGTGGAGGCCATCCGTTGAGAGAAGAGAGCAACTATCAATTCCTTTTGTCCATGCCAGACCCCGTGCTTCAACCAGAGAGAGTACTATGGCTACATGTTCTTGCGCAGGCAGTAATTGACGCTGCGTCAAAGCGCCGAGAGATCAAAAAAGAGATCAAGGAATGGGTAGACACCGAGGACTTTGAGTACATCTGCGGTGCCGCTGGTGTTGATGATGTCTTGATAAGTGCTTTGATTCACAGGCTTTTACGGGACAGAAATCGCAAGCGTGCGTTCCATCACGCAATGAGATTCAGGTTTTCTGTCAGGAGTTTCATAGAGTTACACACCGGGGATGTAGACAAGGACCGCGCTATTGACAAATAGCGACCCCGTGTGTTAGGCTGTAGGTTCAAGTCAAATCCTGCGAATTGACCACTTCGCGCAGGTCGGTCCTGTTGATTGTCAACCATAGTCCACAGGCAAACCGTAGCTTCCCGGAAAGGGATGGGTCGGATAGATGACGGGGGCGGTTAGTGAAGAGCGGCTGCCCTACGCAAACGAGGCAAATCTCCCCTCATAGCCGCCTGATTGCGGTTCCGGGAACGGAAGGGAGAACAGCCTGAATTGCAGTCTATCTTTGGTTGACTGTTGTTCGTGCCGAAGCGGCTCGTTCGGACAGAATTCAGGCACCAATCCTGCGGACCATTGTCCGTGGGAAGTGGTGTCTGTTGCCCGAGACCTCGCTCTCATTGGACAGGAATTGAAATGGATATCCAGTCAATAAAGACCTCTGCGAAGCAATTAAAGAGAAACATAGCGAAGCTAAAAAAGAAGAATTCAAAATCAGAAAAAACAATAAGGGCTATTGAAAGGGCTGAGAGAAAACTCAAGAAAAGAATTGCAGTCATTGATGCCTTCGGGGTCTCGGAAAAGTCAGAACCCCGCAGGAAGAAGAAGGTAAAGCAGAAAAAGTTTGGGTTTGGTGATTACAACAAGTACATAAACTCCACGGAATGGGCTGCCAGAAAGGCCTCGTTCTACGAAACCCATCACAAAGAATGCAGGTCGTGCGGCTCAGACGAAAGAGAAATGCACCTGCATCATAGGACGTATGCAAGAATATATCAGGAGGAAGATGGCGATCTCCTTCCCTTGTGCTCCGAATGTCACGCGATGCTCCATCTGTTTCAGAAAAGTTTTAAGCTTCCCGTCGAGGACGCGACATCCATATGGCTTTCCGTAACGAACGGCACATCTAAAAAGAAAAAGATAAGATCGGCTTTGCGTGAACTGAGTTATCAGCAGTTCCAAAACTTATGGAAACGTCGAGCAAAAGCTGTATTGCCACCAGTCCGGCACCTAGAGAAAACCATAGAGCGCGTGGCAAAAGGAGATCTCGGTGCAAGAAATGACTTCATCAAAGATCCCGATGTTGTCAAAAAGTCAATTGCTTTCTCACAGAGAACAGGTATATTGGCCGACTACGACCGGAAGGTTGACCTTCTGATCAAAAAACTTGAACGCCAATAGCCCTAAAGGAGGGATTGAGTGGCTGACAATCGTGGCCCCGAAGAGCTATGGCTCATCAATCACGCCAAGAATGGACAGCATAGATACACCTGTCCTTGGTGTTCGCCGAACAGAAAGAAGAAGCACGACACCTGCCTATCTAGCCTGCGGGAGTGGGATCGCATTGTTTATCAGTGCTACCATGGCGACTGCGGGGTTTCAGGTGTTGTTCGCCTGCAAGAAACGCAAAGGAGCTATGCAAAAATGACAACCCACACAAGCTCTGACTTTGTGCCGGTCAAGTGGGACGATCTACCGTCCTTGGACGATAGGCACTATGATTTTTTGGAATCCCGAGGGATCTCTGTTGCGACTGCGAAGAGCCTGAAGCTTGTGTCGCAGGAGGTCAGCGGGGTCGAGTATGTCGGATTCCCGTATTTTGACGCCAAGGGTATGGTCAACGCCATCAAGAAGCGCAACCTGAAGGACAAGGCGTTTAAATGCTCTGGTTCACCCGGCACATTCTTTGGACTCCACCGTCTGAAGAAAGGCGATGACTTGATCATTGTCGAGGGGGAGATGGATGTCCTCGCGATGGCGGAGGCTGGCATGACCGCCGTCTCCGTGCCGAACGGGGCTAACCTGAAGATCACCGAAGGCAAGATCGACCCGGCGGAAGACACCAAGTTCCGGTTCCTGTGGGATGCGAAGGAGTACATTGATGCAGCTAAGAGGATCGTTGTTGCGACGGATGCAGATGGACCGGGGAACGCACTTGCGGAAGAGATTGCTCGACGAGTGGGCAAAGAGAAGTGCTGGCGTGTCAAGTTCCCCGACGGTATCAAGGATTCAAACGACCTGCTTCTTAAAGAAGGCACGGATGCTCTGCGGAAGGCAACAGCCGAAGCGGAAGCTTGGCCCGTCCAAGGCCTGTACGATATCGAGCACTTCAAGGATACGGTATGGGACCTATACGACAAGGGACTGGGCAAGGGCGAGTCGACGGGTTATGCCACGGTGGACGATCTATATACCATCGTTCCGGGACAGGTCACGATTGTTACGGGCATACCCAGTTCTGGTAAGTCTGAGTTCATTGACCAAGTGATGGTCAATCTTGCTGCGGCACGGGGTTGGAACTTTGGGATATGTTCATTCGAGAACGAGCCCCGGTTCCACATCGCCAAGCTGATGGCCAAGAGGGCGCGTTTACACTTCTTCTCGGGGTTTCATACCCGCATGAACAGGACTGAATATGATGCTGCAATCAAGTGGGTCGGTGAGCACTTCTCGTTTGTACATCAGGACGATGGCAGCCTTGCTGACCTTGACAGTATTCTTGACCGGCTGCGTGTGGCTATACTGCGTTATGGTATTCGCGGTGCTGTCATTGACCCTTACAATTTTATCAGTCGAGACAGCCGTGACAAGTCTGAGACGGAGTGGATCTCAGACATGCTCACGAAGGTGAAGGCCTTTGCGATGGGCCACGGCATTCACATTTGGTTCGTGGCACATCCCACGAAGATGCAGCGTGGTGCTGACGGGAAGATCCCCGTGCCGGGTGGGTTCGACATCTCGGGGTCGGCCGCATGGTTCGCCAAGGCGGACTGCGGGATCACGGTCCATCGTGAAAAGGAAACCCCGCAAGTTGTTCAGATCCATGTGTGGAAATGCCGGTTTAGTTGGGTCGGCAAACAAGGGTCAACAAATCTTCTTTACGATACTTCAACAACGCTGTATATTGACGGCCCTGTCGAGCAAGAGGAGGAGTTCACGCTGTGACTGACATCGTTGAGGTATTGAGACAAGCATCGCTAAACCAGAGCGATTACAGGTGGGAAGCCGCAGATGAGATTGAGAGGCTGCGGGCGTATGCACTGAAGGCGTTCACCGTTGTCGAGTTCTGTTCTGGTCAGGGTTTCCTATTGCAGTACCCAAACTACGATTGTGATGATCTACTTATGGAGGGTGTGGTCTTACTTAAAGTGGAGACATCAGAAGAAGCCCGCGCCGCGCTGGAGGGGAAGCATGACTGACACACTGATCGTTGACCCGCCACAAGGTTGGAAATACGGATTTCCAAAGCCCGTGCCGGATGACCGCCGCCACGACATCATCGCGTGGATGGTGGAGCAGGGCTATCCGCGCAGCATCATAGATGAATGGACTGAAGGGAATTTCCCGGTGAGGTGCTGGTATGAGGAGAGCCGTGATGATCAAGCCTGAACAGATACCGAATGAGGTGGTGGAGGCGGCTGCGTATAAATATCTTTTCTACTGTCCGCGCCTCAAAACGCATGATGAAGCAATTCGTGCAGCCATCGCCGCTGCCTTGAATGCGTGGCCGGAGGCTTGCAAGAGTGAAAGTGGAGTGCGTTGGCGGTGGTGGATTGAACTGCCGATTGAGGGGGAACAATGACTGATAACATCGTTAAATTTCCCGGCACAGATCTGCCGGATCAGCCGAAGAACGTAGTCACAGCCGACTCGATTATTGAGGCTGCGAAGGGTAGATACGAGGATCTCATATTGATTGGCCGTCCTACGGGGTCGAGCACGTATGAATGCGTCAGCACGAGCGATGTCTCGGAGACGCTGTATCATGTTGTTAGGGTGCAGCATCGTTTAAATGTGTTCCTCGATGGCAAGTCCAGAACAGAGAGCTAGTCAATGCCGGGGTTTCGGAAAGATGGCAGTGTTGACTTGCGCAAGCTGCCTCTCATCGTCGAGAGGCCGCTGATGCGGCACTCTGCCGATGGAATGGCTACGCAGTTGTTGCACACAGAGCCAGCCGAAGCCCCGCCAGATCAGCCGAAGCTGGAGATTGATTCGCGTTTAGAAGGCCGCGCGAGGTTAGAAACAATTATCCACGAGGCATTACATTTAGCTTGCCCTTGGATGATGGAGGCGGTAGTCCTGAAGGTGGCTCGTTATATTGCCATGATCGTATGGCATCTTGAATATCGAAGGGAAATTGAGCGTGACTGAGGACGAATCTTGTATGATAGGAAGCATTCGAAAGGCCGTCCTCAAGACCGCTGGTGATCTGATCGACGGTGATCGGGCGCGGGATTATGGTGATGCGTTTGAGATGCACGCTAGGATTGCGAAGGGGTGGGCCGAGATCCTCGGGGTTGAGGTTAGGGCGCACGAGGTCGCGCTTTGCATGGCGTGGTTAAAGATTTCCCGGCTGGTTGAAACTCCGGGGCATTCAGATTCGTATGTTGACGGTGTGGCCTACATGGCTCTGGCCGCTGAGATACAGAAAAGAGATTCGGCATAAGCCGGATGGCGCTGCCCGCGCGGTAGGGCGTTTCGTTGCTACACGACTAAGGCTTCACGACAAGAAAAGGCCGGGACGCCCCATCCCGGCCTTTCATTTTGTATAGAAATGGGACCGCTTGGCGGTCCCATTTCTTTTCTCATTGCATCAATGTTGACCAGACCGTGGTCTGAACCAAGAAGCAAAGATCTTCTTTCATTTTGATTTCCATTTTGATTATGTCATAGTTTTTGTGAAGGGTCAGGGCCAATCCCTTCGCATATTCTTTTGCCCCTTCAATGTCAGCATAAGCTGCATGGCGCATGTTGACTGGGTGGCCGCTTGTCACGACATAAAACATTTGTCTTCTCCTTTGGTTTTCAATCAGCAAGTCAGTGTTTTCACTGACAATTTAATTGTCAGCGTATTGAGTCCTTGTGTCAACCTCCAATTCCGCGACAAATTGTCGCAGAATTGGAACATAGCGTGAATAATTTCAAAACCCCGACAGCCCAGCGGCGTCTGAGCGGATCACTCGCTGTAAACCCACATAGCAACAAACACCGCTATGAGAATCATACTAAGCATATGGATCATCCACGAACAGGACCAGTGCGCCGATGATGGTGCCGAACACACCAAAGAACATGAGGGCGTCCATTAGTTGTGCCTCCGCCTTGACAGTCCTACGGTCCTGCCGCGTTCTGTCTTGTTCCGTTCCTTTGTCCTCTCAGTCTCCCACCATGTCACGGCCTTTGTCTCAGCACCCTCATGGGTGTCAGACCAAAACACCATCGGAAGTTGATCCTTGACCTTTGCGCCTGTTCTTTTTCTGTCCTTGATCTCGTCAACTTCCCTTACCAGAAAGGCACAGAACTTTCTTTCCGGCACAATTGGATTCTGGCTTTCGTAGATCACCGTTTCGATTGGATCGGGGGTATTGGTCATGCTGCTATCCTTTCGTAGTTACGGATGACGGAACGTCCCTCGGTGTGGTGTTCCTTGACCGGGGGCGGATGGTTGTGTTTGTCCATGTAGGCCTTCACGAACAGGCTGGCGTCTCGATCCTCTTCTAAATAGAGCCATAGGCCCTGCTGGTAAGAAAACCGGGAGAAGTCGGACCGGGATAGCCCTACGCTAAAAACGCTCTGTAGATCCACCCTGAGCCATCCGTGGCCGGGGTCGGAGAAGAATTTATATTCCATGTCAGTCCTCATAAGGTTCTGCGCTCAAGACACTGTATTCCCCACAATAGGGACCAGCCTTGACGACTTGATAGTAGTACGACTCGCCCCAGCTTTCCTCATCCTCAACAGCGGAGCATTCTCTGTTCTCCAATTGGTGTTGGAAACGTGCGATTGCATCATCCGGGCTGTCACCCTCGATTGATATTGTATTCATCATTGTCACGGTTCGCGTGACGGTCAGCTTGTATTCCATGTCAGTCCTCCAGTTTGGGTTCAGGTGGCACGGGGCCGGACTCGAATTTGTGAGCCTGCCAAGCATCGAATATGTCGGCCAGAGCCGGGTCGGTTGCCGCGATTTTCTGCAATTCCTGTTCGCGGTGCAGTCCGTTCCAATAGGGGGTGCTGGCTTCCGACATCATATAGAACCAGTCATGCAAACGACATGCGGTCCAGTATTCGCGGGGTGTCATGTTAGGCTCTCCTCTTGTTAACGATTTCCGCTGCGCGGCTGGTCGCGTTTCGGTTGATTCCGGGCTCAAACTCAAACAACAGGCATTCGTTGCCGCCGAATTCGGTCAAGTGTGGGTGGTCAGAGTCTACACCGTCGATGTCATAGTCAGCTATGTAAATTTCGACGGGCTGACCTGCGGCAATGCCTTGGATGACGCCACCGTCCATGTAGATGAGAATGCGGTTCATGTTGTTTCTCCTTTAGGTTGTGGTGTCCCTGCACCCGGTTGTTCGGATGCAGGGGTGTTTCACGTGAAATTATTTATCCATAGACCATTGCAAGCCACGCGCTTGCGCCTCAAGGTCTAGTGCCTCAACCAAGAGTGGCGTGGTTATGTCGCCGTCTATCCTGTAGGCTCGAAGCTCTCCCTTGCCGTTGGTTTCATCCCTCCATTCGGCGAGGTCAACAATCCAGTCCCGTCCCTCATGGAACAGCCTGAACTTGCGGTCGTGCCTTACTTTTTTGTAGTTTGACATTGCAGTCTCCTTTTTGTTGACGTGTTCACATTACCACAGGCGGAAATTAAATCAACATCTTTTGTTGCATGGCTGCTATGCGTTTGTTGCATGGCTAATTTCAAAACCCCGACAAGCCGCCCGGCGTTTGAGGGTCAATCCAATCGTGACCCAGCCCTACAAGCGATCCCATTAGCCTGTAGATGAGAGGCCATAGCAGATGCATGGGCTGCCTTGCGTTCATAGGACTGGCCATAGTCGCTAATCCAAATAGACAAGCCGGTTGGATAGTCTGGCCGAGCCCGCCCAGTTTTCTTTAACCACTTGCCGAAGCTGGTATTTCCCGGCACATTTACCCAGCCGAAGCCGCAAACGCCATCATCCACATAGTCCAGCCAATCGCCGCGATCATTGGTTACGATCATGGGCTTCGGCCTGCAATCTCTGGCTGCATCGCGTCCCTTCTCCCATGCGACCGCGAATATTTCGGTGAACAAGGTATAGCGTGCCTCGCGTTCTGCCTTTTCGGCACTGATCTTTTCGCGCAGTGTTTTATATTCTGACATTGGATTTCCCTTTCCTGTTGAACGTGTCCAGTGTTGCATTAATTGTCAGTCAATTCCATGTGACGGATTGTCGCACCTTGTCGTGTGTTTGCTTATTCTGCTATCGCCATTTCCATGACGAATGACTTGTCACCCTTGTGTTTTGTGATGCGGATTGCGATTTTACCGGGCATTGCTACGAGCAGTGATTTGCCTGATTTGGGTGGATCGTATGGAACACCCCATGTTGCCAGTGCATCCTTCACTTGTGCGCGTGTGTATGTGGTGACTTTCTTAAATTCCAGCGTATGATTTGCGTTTTCCATTGGGTTTCCCTTTCCTGTTAAGCCCGCTTGCGTTGCGGCCCATGATCTACGATTGCGATAGACTTGGCCTTGACGGATGAGCCACCGCAAAGCCCGCATTTCATGCATGTTGTCTTGAAGCCCGCCTCTTTACTTGCAGGGCAGATGATTTCAGCGCCGCGCACTATCTCATCCACCGACTTGATGACGCGAAAAGTCCGTTGCCCGAATTGCCAAGCATATTCGGCTTGCGCCCTGTTATCGGCGGATATCATCATAAACTCAGGCCGGGCTTGCGCCGATGCAACGCCGGATTGGTGAGTGTAGGCGGTATGGCCAGAAGCCCGCGAGATTAAGCTTTCCCATATGTAGCTAGGTACGGCGGCAGGATCGCCATATGTGCCAAGCCTCACCATGCGACCCGCGCCGATTGCGGCAATGGCGTCGTGCCCTGTTACGGATTTATATACGCCACGTTGCAATGCCTTGTAAACGATAGTTGGACCCTGCCCTAGGTTTACATAGCAGGATCGCTTTTCAGCTTGCTTGCGGGCCGGGTCGGTCGTGACGTTGCCGCGATGCGGGCAATTGCCACAAATAGAATAATCAGCGCCAGTCTTTGAGGCTTCCAACGGATGAATGTCGGAACGAATGATATAGGTCTGTACCATGTTGCCAGTCTTTGAATTGCCAGACTTGCCGATGGCAATTGCAACTATTGGTTGTCCGTCTATCAGTGACGGGCCGGAATAGATTATTGACATGTTACACCTTTTGGTTGCGTTGCGTTTAATGAGCGGGGCCATTGGCCCCGCCTGTTAAGCGCAAGTTATTGTGCTATTGGCTGAATTCTAAGCGTTTTGCCATTCGGCTCTAGGCCATCCTCATCTAAGGATTTTGCGAAATTAACTGCGTCATCATAGGACGGGAATGCTTTGAGCGTCCTCCATTGCGATCGGGTCGCCGCCCTAGATTGAACATGGAAGAACATTTTGAGGTTATATGTTTTCATATCGCTTTTCCTTGTGTTGACGCGTCCTAGGTATCATGCCCGGAAATTAAAACAACACACAATTGAGCATGGCTGTTATGCACTCAGCGCATAACTAGGGTGATGGCGGGAAATAGTGCTAAAATATGGGCAAGGGAAATTTTGAAACCCCGGAAAGCCCAAGCGGCGTTTGAGCGGATGACGGCACATGAAAGACGAAACAGACAACAGACCGAAGCTAGTGCTAGTGGCCAGTGAGGGGAAGGAAAGCACCCTACAGGGAAAGAGAAGCGGCAAGACGCCAAGCGGGCTCACTGTAAAACAGGAAGCGTTCGCGCAGGCATTGGCTAGCGGACTCAGCAACGCCGATGCTTATCGGTCCGCATATGACGCTAGTGGCATGAAGGACGCCTCAATCCATACAGAGGCAAGCAAGCTGGCCACAAACCCTGCGATTTCCTCTAGGGTGCAATCCCTGATTGAGGAAAACAAGCGTAGGAATAGCATGTTCACGGACAGACAGAGGGAAAAGTATTCGGACAGGGTATGGCGCAACCTCTGGGCGATGATTGACGCGCCGGATACGCCGCCAGCAGTGAAGGCAAATCTGCTATCTCTGGGTGCAAAAGCGGCTGGGATGCTCACTGAGCAGGTGAAGATCGAGAATATTTCGAGCGACTCACAATCAATCGAAAAGGAATTGATTGAAAGATTACAAAGACTTAAGAGCGCATAAGGCATTGCCGCTGCTTTAAGTGTCAATTAAAACAGCGTGCAATATCAAGGGCTTGCCAGTGTAGGCGCTATCTAGGGTTGCATCGCTCGGACGGAACGGGAACGAAAAGGGAACGAAATGGGAACACCCCCCGCCACGGGGACCCCCCCTTTTCGCGTCGAGCCTCACCGTCTATGTATACATATTATTCCCCTCAAACAATTCCCCACTCCCGCATTCCCCACAACCAATCTCCCAATTTTCCCAAACACTTACCCCCTTTTCCACACCCCCTACCCCCTAAATCATTGCGATCATTTGAAATAAAACACCCCGGGTAGTATATTTCAAAAATTCAAAAACCTTGTGGTTTTGTCTAAGTGCCGGAAGACTATAGCAAATTACCTAAATCCCGTAAGGGAGCCCGTGATTCGGGGTCTTTGTATTACTTCACTGGCAAACCCTGTAAGCATGGTCATGTAGACAGGCGGTATGTCAGTAGTGCTGACTGCGTTTCGTGTAACCATTCGAATGTCCAGACTCGCCGGGAGGATCCTGACAACTGGCAGAAGGAGATTGAGTGGCAGCGGACATATGGCAAGACGCCTGCCGGTCGCCTTTTATCGAAGACCAAGTCCGCCAAAAGGCGGGCGGAAAAGGTTGCCAAAACCCCGGAATGGGCGAACACAGCGGCAATCAAGGAGTTCTATTCTGGTTGCCCCGAAGGGTTTCACGTGGATCACATCATTCCGTTGCGGAACGGGGTTTTCCCCTCGGTTCATTCCCTTGAGAACCTCCAATACCTCTCGGCACAAGAGAATATCTCCAAGAAGAACAATGTGGATCCCCTTTCTCTCCGGCACTATCCTTGTTGTGTGTTACCTGAGTATCGCAGCTATGTATCCCCTCAGTCGGCGGGTGCCTTTTCCGGGGTTTTGAAATTCGACCCCGAAGATGATAAAATGAAGCAAACGCCGTAAGGAATAAGAACATGGCCGACAAGAAATCAAAGCTTGAATCCGTATTTGAGGCAATCGCAATCAAGCCCGGTTATCCAAAGGGCGAGCGTTGGTTCGGAGAAAAGCTGTTTGGCGAATCAAAAAGGTCCGCTCCTCGTCGCCGCAATGATCCCGCGCTTTCTCGCGCCCCGAAGACATTTGCCGTACAGTCGACCAAGAGCGCTGAGTCGAGCGGTCAGGCCATGCGGAACCCCACACAGCGTGCGTACAGCAAGGATGATCCTAGCTATTCTGGCGCTGGCGTTCCGATGGTGCCGAAGAAGGACAGGGGTGTTTCTGCGGCTGCTGCTGCTCCAATTCCAAAGCCCAAGCCGGACAGGAAGCCAAAGCCCGCTACAGACAAGTCCCGCGTGGCTGGTAAGTCCAAGACCCGAATTGCATTTGAGCAGGAATTTGCCAAGCAGCGCAAGGCTGGCAAGAAGGAATTCACCTTCAAGGGCAAGAAATACACGACCAAGTTGAAGTGATTTAAACACCCCGATTCAGAACCCCGCAGGAGAGATCTTGCGGGGTTTTTTGTTTGAAAATATTTCTTGACTACCCGGCACAACCCTCTAATCTGCATCAGAAGCCGCGAAGCGGCGTATGTGCGGACGCACAAAAAGGAAGCACATGTTTACGAGACTCGAACCACCGATCCCAATGAACACCGTGAAAGGTGATGGATATGCCTTCGCGGTTATTGATTATGGCTTTGAGGCCGACCTTATCTGGGTTATCGTTCTCGACGAGAACCGCGAGATCTGGTGCGTACCTAACGCCGAGGTCCGTTTTCAGAAGAACTGGACAGCCGGGAGGCGTGACTGATGCGTGAATTCGTCGACGAAACCGGAATGGTCCGGAAGCTCTGGGATGAGAATGCGAACCTCAAGCTGGAGATACAGCAACTTAAACGCGAGAAGGCTGCATTGCTGTCTGAGCTTTTGGACATGCAGAGAGCCTCGCATGTAGAAAGAGGTCAAAGATGATTGCTGCGTGTGATGAGTGCGGTAACGATCCGTGCGACAAGAGCTGCCCCGCTGAATTGATGCGGGAGATCAAGAAGCTCCGCTCTGCCTTGGTGCGCAGCCTTGAGCAGATAAGGGATATGTACCTTGAGCTTGACCAACTCCGGGACGACAACTTGGTTCTCCGGCACTCAATTGAGCACCGGGCCAAGCTCGACGCGGAAATCAAAGGGATGCTTGAACGATGAAACTTGCCATTCTTTGTGTTGCTGGAATCTGTTTTGCCAACCCGTCCTACTCTGATTCGGTTCAGGATATGGTCAGGAGAGAAGCCGTAAGGCAGGGTGTGCCGGTAAATCTGGCCCTGTCAATTGCCAAACACGAGAGCAACTTCAAGTGCTCGGCGGTTGGCAAGCAGGGTGAGCGTGGCGTGATGCAGATCAAGCCAAGCACCGCCAGAGGCATTGGATACAAGGGTACGGCATCGGGTTTAAATAAATGCCAGACAGGCATTCATTACGGCATTTTGTACTTGAAAATGGCGTACAAACAGGCCAAAGGTAACGCATACAGGGCTGCAATTCTGTATAATGCTGGCCTCGGCACCAAGAGAAAGAGAAGTGCATATGCAGAAAAAATCGTCAAAACAAAGCTCAATTACGGAAGCAATCAAAGACATAAAGGAGGAAAACGTTGATGTCGCGATGATCCTGTACACGAAGGAGGATGGTGAGCGTGCTTACCTCCATCCTTTCGAAAGTGAACTTCACGCCCTTGAGTTCTTGGAGATCATGGTCTCAAGTCTCCGGGCAGACATAATTGAAAAATTGATCAAGAGGTCAGTAAATTGAAAAACATTCAGAATGACGTTGAATTCGCAAGCTGGGTCTCAAAGGCCAAGTCGGGCGAAAAGGCGAAGTACTACGGCGGTCTCCTTATGAAGGATCGCCAGCATCACTTCGCCAACACATCTTACACGGGCAAGACCCCTCCGGCGCTTGCTGCTGCGGCACTCGCTTGGCGGGCCTATATGGACGGACTTGTCCACCTTGTTCAGAAGAAGAACGACAGCTTTGACTATGACTACATCGCCGTCAAAGCCTAAGGCCTTCACGCTTGAAACGCGGTATGTGTGGGGTGAAACTGTATCCGACGCAATGACCCACGCTATGGCGCTGGAGAAGTTTGGCTGGAGGATACAGGGAAACCCCGCCCCTATGTTCTGGAACCACAGATACGGAACCGGGGTTTCGATAACAAGGATCAATGATGTCAACGAATGAACGGGAACTAAAGATCAATGTCGGGAAACTGAAGGGCAAGAAGGTCATGCTTGCCACGCCAATGTATGGCGGCATGGGTAACACCATGTACTTCTCAAGTGTGCTTCAGTTGCAGGATCGGTGCCACCAATACGAAATTGGCTTCCAGCACTGCTTTATGATGAACGAGAGCCTCATAGACCGAGCCCGCAACGGATTGGTCTATGAATTCCTGACCAAGAGCGATGCCGACTGGCTGCTGTTCATTGATGCCGACATCCAGTTCAGGCCAGAGGATGTCCTTGCGATGATGTCATATGACAAGGATGTCATCTGCGGCCCGTACCCAAAGAAGCACATCAATTGGCCTGTGATTATTGCCGCGATTCAAACCGGCGAGACAAATCAGGAAAGCCTTGAGAAGCTCGTCGGTGAATATGTTTTCTCAACCCTCGATCAGCAAACGAAGATGGGGGAGATTGTCCGGGTTAGCGAGGCTGGCACCGGCATGATGCTTATCAAGCGTGATGTGTTTAAACGAATGATGGAGTCATATCCCGACAACGCATATGTCTCGGATCATTCTCGCGACGTACTGTCTGGCGTTGAAAAGAAGATGCACGCCTTCTTCAGGACCGGGATTTTTAACGGAAGATATCTGTCAGAAGACTACTACTTCTGCCTGAAATGGCGTGAGATGGGTGGTGACATATGGCTCTTCCCTTGGGCCATGAATACCCACTATGGTGCCTATGGATTCAAGGGATCTGTGGGGCACCTTATCGACACACTTCGCAGGATTGAGGAGAAGCAAAGTGGATCTTGAAGCCCAGATGGCAAAGGCTCTTGAGGGCAAGTTCTTCTGGGAGCCAACGAACAGGTTTGATGAGCCGGTTAGCAAGGAGAGCATTGAGATTGTCCGCGCCCAGCGGAAATTTCAAACCCCGAAAGAGACCAAATACACACCCGACGTGAGGGTAAAGGCTCCAGTTGATCGGATCAAGGCCATGGCAGAGAAGAGGGCGAAGATCCTTTCTGAGCGTCAGGAGAGGCTTGAATGCTACAGGGAGCACGTAGCCTGCATTTCAGATCTTGCCCTTGAGGCCGTATCTGAGGTCTATGGATACAACCCCGCAGAAGTTGCTGGCAGGACCAGAGATCAGCACATCATGGTTGCCCGGCACCACCACGCATGGGCTGTCAAGAGGTATCTTCCGGGGCTTTCCTACCTTGCGTTGGGCAAGCATCTTGGCCGCGACCACGCCACGATTATGAACTCGATGAAGAAGTTCGAGCGGTACAAGGCTGTATTTGCTGACAAGGTCAGGGCCGTAGACGAGATAATGGGATACGTGCCGGGGTAGCTCAGTTGGTAGAGCAATGGCAGCACTTACACTTGCTCTTACAGTGTGATATTATTCTCCTAAAGCATTGGCAGTGATGCACCGGATTTGTAACCCGGATAACTCAGTGCAACTCTGGGTGGGAGAACCAATTGTACAAAGAAAGAAAAGCGGCAATAGAAAGGGGGGACGTAAGGTACATTTCTAGCACACCTTGCGTGAATGGCCATGTTTCAGAAAGATACACTCAAAGCGGTCAATGCATTGAATGTAAGCGAATGCAAAGTCGTGGAAAGAGAACAAAGTGCCCGCCAAAAGCTCGCTCCGAGTTGACCAAGCGTCTTCATCGCGAGGTTCGTGAAGAGAAGGGGTTGGCTTGGCTGTCTGGGGCTATGTCGATAAAGTCAAGCAAGACAATAAAACTTATATTATCGGACATAAATGGATACAAGTGTGCGGTGTGCGGGGTATCTGAGTGGCAATCTAAAGCCATATCTCTTGAACTTGAACACATTGATGGAAACAGTGAAAACAACTCTCCAAACAATGTGTGCCTGATATGCCCCAATTGCCATTCTCAAACCCCGACTTACAAGGCTAGGAACAAGGGAAATGGAAGACACTATCGTCGCCAGCGCTATGCCGAGGGGAAAAGCTATTGAATTACGCGGAAATCATAAGTAAAATACCAGAAGAAGAGAAGCCGGAGATCCTCCGGCTTCTTCGTGCTTTGGATGAGGCCCGCCAGCGCGAATCGGCTCAGGAGCACTACCTTGACTTCGTGAAGATGATGTGGCCGGGGTTTATCTCCGGAAGGCATCACAAGATCATGGCTGACGCCTTTGAGCGTGTCGCCAAGGGCGAGCTGAAGCGCCTGATCATCAACATGCCACCCCGGCACACAAAGTCTGAATTCGCGTCTTACCTGCTGCCAGCGTGGTTCCTCGGGAAGTATCCGGACAAAAAAATCATCCAGACGGCCCACACCGCCGAACTTGCCGTTGGATTCGGTCGCAAGGTCCGTAACCTTGTCGGCTCGGACGATTACCAGAAGGTGTTTAGTGGGGTTGGGTTGCAGTCGGACTCAAAGGCCGCAGGACGCTGGTCGACAAACAAGGGTGGTGAATACTTCGCTATCGGTGTTGGCGGTGCTGTTACGGGTAAGGGCGCTGATCTTTTGATCATTGACGACCCTCATTCGGAGCAGGAGGCCATGATCGGCCAATTTGACGGCTCCGTCTACGACAAGGTGTTTGAGTGGTACTCCTCCGGACCTCGCCAGCGTTTGCAACCGGGAGGTGCAATCGTAATAGTGATGACTCGGTGGGCAAAGAGGGATCTTACCGGCCAAATCATCGACGCATCCGTTAAAAAAGAGGGTGCCGGAGAGTGGGAGGTCATAGAGCTTCCTGCAATCATGCCATCGGGAGACCCTCTCTGGCCGGAGTTTTGGTCAATCGACGAGCTTCAACGACTTAAAGTTGAGCTTCCGATCTCCAAGTGGTCGGCGCAGTACCAGCAGGACCCGACCTCGGAAGAGGGCGCTCTGATCAAGAGGGATTGGTGGAACGTGTGGGAAGGCGAAAAACCACCTTCGGTTGAGGCGGTTATCGTCGCGATGGACACTGCATTCTCCAAGACTGAGCGTTCCGACTACTCAGCCTGCGTCTGTTTCGGGGTTTTTAACCATCCCAATGCCACCGGAAAGCCAATTCCAAACCTGATTCTGTTGGATGCGTGGAAGGATAAGCTGGAATTCCCCGAACTGAAGGCCACAACGGTCCAATATTACAAGGATTGGAAGCCCGACATGTTCATCGTCGAAAAGAAGGCTTCCGGTGCTCCCCTGATTGCAGAATTACGTAATGCTGGCGTTCCTGTGCAGGAGTTTACACCGACTCGGGCGACGGGCGACAAGATCGTGCGTGTAAACTCGATCACAGACGTATTCGCGTCGGGTGTGGTTTGGGCACCAGACGACCGATTTGCCGAGGAGGTGGTTGAGGAATGCGCCGCATTCCCCTCCGGGGACCACGACGACTACGTTGACGCCGTGACAATGGCTCTGATGCGGTTTAGACAGGGCGGATTCGTGATCCCGACCGACGAAGAAGACATTGAGATCCAACCGCAATTCCGCAAAGCGGCATTTTATTGATATAATGGGCTTGAACCCCAGAAAGATAAGCCATGGCCGATCCGATTATCCCAATTTCGCCGGAGACA